GTGGAGATCCAGATGGCTGGAAGAAAAAAGGTGATGGTGAAGACGGAGAGGTTCGTAAACTAAAAAATGATCCGCACAATCCAAAGAATTTATTAAGAAGAAAACGAGATGGGAAAGGTGATGGTTACAATCAGGACGGTAGTAACTGGACACCTACTGCTTGGAATGAAAAGAGTGCTGGCAAAGGCGACAAGCAAAGACCTGTTAGTATACCCCATAAAGAGTGGGGCTTGCGGTATGATCTAGCTATAGGTGAAATAACCCAAGAAGAATTCGACAAAGCTATGAAGGAACTTAACTCTTGAAATGGGCTAACGAAACAGATAGTAAGAAAAGTGATAGACGTAAGGCACAAGTATCTTATGAAAATGATATGCTAATTTATAGTAGATCAAAGTATTGGGATGATTATAACAGGGCACCAGATGAAGGGCTGCCCGAACAACAGCTGTTAGATAGTTCGGTTAAAGAATTGACTGAAGTTTATCAAGAGTGGATAGACAAGATAGTACAGAACCCTAAGACTCCTATGTGGGTCACACCTTTGCTCGAATTAGGGGCATCAAAGATGGCAGACATAGCAGTTAGGGCTGTTATACGATGCTGGTTTTCGAGTGGATTCTGGGGACAACAACTTGACGAAGAGTTCCATACTCCACCACTAGCACAGAGCGTTTCAACTTTGATTGCTAAGGATGCGTTAGATATCGTTGCCTACCAAAGAGCTAAGAGCAATTATAGAGTAGACTGGATGAAGCAATCTAAGTTCATTAAGAATTGGACACCCAAAAGATGTAAAGCCTTTAGTAAAAAGGTAGAAGAGGACATGAGGTTAACTATAAAACAACAGCATGACTTCGGGCACCACATGTTAAGGATAGCTGCTGATAGTAACATTATTTTTATGGACACCCGTCCAATTAAGAGGGGTAATACATTTAAAAGATATACTTTCGTAGAGTTTCATCATTCAATCTTGGAAGAGCTACACAGAAGACATCAGTTACTAGAGACAAGCTCTCTGATATACAGACCAATGATTATTCCTCCTGAATTGCATACACAAAATGCAAGCGGAGGATATATTAAAACAAACATGAGAAAACCTATGGTCCAGAGGTTTAAGTCAAACTATTTTGGAGAGAGTGATAAAGAACAGAAGTATTCTGAACCCTCTGATAAGGTTATAAGTGGGCTGAATAGTTTAATGTTAACAGAGTGGAAGGTAAATGAACAAGTGTTAGAGGTTATGGAGACGCTGTTTAAAAACAATACACAGCTAGCCAACCTACCTTGCTATTCTTTTGAAGAGTTTATGTACAACGAAGAATACCCTAAAGATGGGGGTAAAGTAGACAAAGCAATTTGGTGCCAACGGAGGCAGGGTGCATGGTCGGACTGGTATAAACAAGAACAATCCAGAGGGCGAATGCTAATCAGATTACAACTTGCTTCAGACCTAATGAAATGGGAATACTTTTACCATGTATTTACCTTAGACTTTCGTGGTAGAGCATATACAAGCTGTGAATTACTAAGCCCACAGTCATCTGACTTTGATAAAAGCTTAGCCTGTTTCTCTAATGGAGTAAAGGTTACTGAGCGAGGCAGGTACTGGCAAAGAGTTAACCTTGCAAATCTGTTTGACTATGATAAGGTTTCACTTAATGATAGAGCTAAGTGGACAGAAGATAATGAAGAAATGATAAGAAGAATAGCTGAAGATCCTTATGAGAATAAAGAATGGATAGACAACAAGAAGAAGAAGAACAAGTCTTTCCAAAGACTGGCTGCTATCTTTGACTACTGTCGAGAAGATGGTATGTCTTATGTATCAGTACAACTAGACGGACAATGCAACGGAGCACAACACTGGGCTGCCATTATGGGTGACGCTGCAATTGGAGAGAAGGTTGGAATCATTCCGAAGGATACTCCCGAAGATCTATATCAACACATTGCTGATGCAGTAACTGACTATTGTTCTCATCACAAGGAAGAGATACCGTGGTGTAAGAACTTCTTAGAGTATTGGAATGAAGCTATTGATAGAAAAGTTACTAAGCGTAGTACAATGTGTGACCCGTATGGTCTTACTTTCTATGGGATACAAAAGTATTTGAAAGTAGAAGGACACTTAGACTGGGTAGATGATGCCCAAAAGGGTGGAGCTATAACTGAGCTAGCCCGTGCTATTAAAGCAAGCATGGACAGATGTCTTAAGGAACCTAACAAAGGTAAAGATTATCTTAAACAAATAATTTCTATAGCAAATGATTTAAATAAACATGTAGAATATACTACCCCTTCAGGGTTTAAAGTAGTGCATCATTACAATCAGATCAACACAAGGCGATCTGTATCTAAACTGTTTGGTAATAAAGAGCTGACATTTTTTACTGCATCTAACGATGTAAATAAAAGAGGTGCTTCTCAAGCAATAGCTCCTAACTTTATCCACAGTTTAGATGCTGCACATATGTTTATGACAATAGTTAGGCTAACACGAATAGGAATACTGAGTTTGTGTATGATACACGACTCATATGGCTGCCATTGTAATTATGTAGATGATATGCGTGATATATTAAGAGAAGAGTTTGTTAATATTCATAGCGTTAATCAATTAGAAAAGTTTAAAGAGGACGTTCAACAGCAACTTGGGATTATACTTCCTAAGGTGCCAAAGAAGGGGACTTTAGATATAACTAGAGTATTAATCTCCGATTATTTCTTTGCGTAAAGGGGAAAACGAATGACAAATATATTTATTGAGTGTGAAGGTGACATAGAGTTTAGTATTAGGCACTGTTTAAACCTAGCATTAGATGGTAGAAAAAGTTTTGTTACTTTTGGTTTTCCATCTGACTTAATGTATGATATCTTTCTTACAAATCTGCATCAGGAAGTTATGGAACGAGGCATACCTTTCATGGATGTAGAAGCAAAAATAATATTACCGCCCAAGGAGGACGATAATGACGAATGTATTGGTGGTAGGTGATTTACATCTACCTGCAGAAAGGCAAGACTATTTACAGTTTTGTAAAAATATAAAAAGAAAACACAAGTGTACTGAAGTAATGTTTATTGGTGACATCTTAGATCACCATGCAATATCATTTCACCAGAAAAATCCAGACAGCGACAGTGCTGTAGAAGAATATAATAAAGCCATGGGTGCTTTAAAGAAGTGGCACAAAGCATTCCCTAAAGCTAGGGTATGTATTGGAAACCATGATGAAAGAGTACATAGGATGGCTGCTGCAAGCGGTATCCCTGCTATGTATCTTAAGGAGTATAGTGATATATATGAAACGCCTTATTGGGATTGGGAATATGAGCATGATATCGATGGCATTTATTATTATCATGGTACAGGAACTAGTGGGGGCTTGTGTCCTGCCTTTAATACAGCGAAAGCAAGACTACAAAGTTCAGTGGCGGGGCATATACACTCTACTGCTGCCATATTGTATACTTCTGGACCGACTGGAGAAAAAATATTTGGTATGAATGTACCTAATGGGGTTGACAAAGACCACAAATTAATGTATTATAGTAGAAATTTCCTACGCAAACCAGTTAATGGCGTAGGTATTGTTAAAGATGGCAAACCTTATATGGAGGTAATGTAATGGAAACCGAAGTGAAAACCGAGGAAGAAAAACAGTTATATGTATCTGCGGATGAAGTAACTAAGTATCTAGATGACATGCGTAATGTTCTAGATGCAATTGTAAAAGGCATAGATGAATCAAAGATTGCCTTATTAAAGAAATGTGAAGAGCAAATTGAACTTGAAAAAGGAGAACAGAATGATGGCTCAAAAGATTAAACCCTTTACGACACACACACTGACAGTGAAGTGGGCACACTTGCATGCCCCAGATGTTAAGTTTGGAGAAGACTCAGCAAATCATAGCTGTACTGTTATAGTAGATAACGAGTTGCAGACGCAACTAGACACACTGCTTAAGGAATCAGGAGCAACCAAGATTAATGGTATGTATTCTGATGAAGAGACAGGGGAATCATTCCTTAAAGCAAAGTCTAAAGTCTTTGTTAAGAAGGATACTAAAGTATTTCCTTGCCGTGATGCTGGTGCTCAGCGTACCGAAGCAGTACCATTTGGTGGAGATTCAGTAAGATTAAGACTGGCACCAACAGTACTAGCTCGTGATGGTTCAATGTCTATATTCCTAAACGGAGTACAGATCATTGAAAAGAACACAGCAGATTTAGGCGGTGGCTTTGAGGTAACTGAAGGCTTTGATGGCTCTAACTATAAAGTTGAAGTAACTGAAGAGACTGAAGAGACTGAGGAGATGGGCGACTTACCTGTATAATGCCTGAGTGGACGTTCCCAATTAGTCCAGTGGCAGCCAGTAGACCCCGTGTTACAAAACATGGGGCCTACTTTGCTGGCCCTTATAAAACTTTTCGAAAAGACATGGCGAATTTAGTTGAAGAAATGTTTGATTCAGCTACGATTCCATATACTTCACCACTAGAAGTGGATGTAGAAATATATGTTAAACGTCCCAAGAAAACAAAACTGTCGGCTCCGAGAGCTGATATAGATAATTATCTTAAAGCAATATTCGATTCATTTAATGGAGTATTGTGGGAAGATGATACTCAGATTCAAAAAGTTTATGCCTGTAAACAATGGGCACCGAACTGTTATGATGGTGGTTATTTTATATTAGGAATTAATGAACTTTGATAAGGAGAAAATATGGGAAAAATATTGCAAAAATTTTTTGGGGGTTTAGTATTCGCAATACTAGGAGGCTGTAATGGATTTCAAAACATATTTAGTACACCCAATAGTAAGATTGCTCAAGCTTCTGAGATTATTAGTACTCCAGTTTCTAGCTGTAGTCCTATGCTTGGCTGGCTTGGTGGTATTTGTACTCTTAGCGGTATGGCTCTTCTTGTTATTACTGGTGGACGAATGGGTTGGAGGCCGTTGATAGGTGGAGTGTTATTTGTTATATTAAATTATGCACTAGCATTGTATGCTAGTTGGTTCTTCCTTCCCGTAGTGATTGCAACAGGTGCAATCTCATTAGCATGGGCAGGCAAAATAGTAATGGAAATTTACAAGGAGAAAACTGATGGATGTAATTTTAAGTAGTGCATTAGGTACAGTATTTTATTCAGTAGTAGTATTCGTAGCGGGAGCATTGATTGGCACTCCACTATGGAACTGGCTGAAAACAAAAATGCCATGGAGTAGTTAATGTCAAATGTAATTAGTAGGGAACAATGTCCTGTCTGTGCTCAGCACGGGCGGGATAATTCTCAAGACAATTTAGCGGTATATGATGATGGACACAAGTATTGTTTTGCTTGTGAACATTATGAACACAAAAATAATAAGGAACTTCTAATGGTTAAAGCAAAACCTATGACAGAACTTAAGTTTCTAGAAGGCACAGCCAAAGCTATCAATGATCGCAAGATCAATGTAAAGACAGCACGGCTATATGGTTACTTGACTCACTCTCAAGATGGAAAAAGAGTAGAGATCAGTAGCTATTACCGAGATGGTAAGGTGGTCGCACAGAAACTTAGAGGAGCAAACAAATCCTTTCAATGGAGAGGAGATTCTACAAAGCCACAACTGTTTGGACAACAACTATGGAAGAACAAAGGTGGTAAGAAGATTATAGTTACCGAAGGTGAATATGATTGCATGACAGTCAGTCAAATTCAAGATAACAAATGGCCTGTAGTTAGCCTACCTAATGGTGCTTCTGGTGCTGTGAAATCTGTTCGTGATAACTTAGAATTCCTAAGTAGTTATGAAGAGATCGTCTTAATGTTTGACATGGACGAAGCAGGAAGAGAAGCATCTCAAAGAGTAGCAGAGATACTACCACCAGGAAAATGTAAGATAGCAGCCTTGCCTTTTAAAGATGCTAACGAATGTTCACTGAATGGTGAAAGCAAGGCAGTACTTCAGGCAATATGGGAAGCACCAAGGTATTCTCCAGATGAAATACTACATGTGTCTTCTATTACTAATGACTTAGAAGAAGATGCTGTAGAGGTAGTGTACCCCTTCCCCTTTGATTCTCTAACGGAGTTTCTATTGGGACAACGAAGTGGTGAGATAACTCTATGGACTTCTGGTACTGGGTCAGGTAAGTCTACTATTCTAAGAGAGATTATAATTGATCATCTTAAAGAAGGTAGATCTGTAGGAGCTATCATGTTAGAAGAATCACCACGGGAAACTGTTGATGATTTAGTTTCATTGGTAATTAATAAACCAGTAAGAGCACTAAGAGCTTCTAAGATTATGAATGAACTAAGAACTAAACTAGGTAAAGAAGAAATATCTTTAAACATTATAGATGATTTAACTGATGAAGAGTATGCTGAAGGCAAGAGAGCCTTAGCTGAAACTTCTCTATATATCTATGATCACTTAGGTAACAATGGTTTACAGAACCTCTGTTCTAGAATTGAATTCATGGCTGTATCTTTAGGAGTAGATGTAATTATAATAGATCACATAACTGCTGCTGCAACTGGGCTGCTTAACATTAGTAATGATTATGAAGGAGGCAACTCAGAGCGACTGTTAATTGATAACATAATGAAAGAACTTAGAGGACTAGTTAGTAGGACTGGAGTTCATATTGATGTGGTATCACAACTCAAGAAGACTCAGAAAGCTTATGAAGAAGGAGACAGGATTACCTTGCAGGACTTAAGAGGTTCGGGTTCTCTGTCGAGTGTACCTAATACTGTTATAGCACTAGAGAGAGACAGGCAAAACCCTGATCCCATCCTAGCTAACACAACAACTATTAGAGTATTAAAGAATAGGTTAACAGGTAAGGCTGGAGTAGCATCCTGCTTGTATTATGATCACATAACTGGTAGAATGCAAGAGATTGGATGGGCACTAGCCGACGATGGCAACATAGTACTAGACCGAGACGAGTTATGATAATAATTACAGGCTCTGGTAGGGCAGGCACAAGCCTGTTAATGCAGACACTGAAGATATGGAAGATGCCTATAGCAGGCATGCCCTTCCATCCAGACTTCCCCGTGAAGTCACTAAACCCCAGAGGCTATTATGACCTGCCCTACAAGGTCTTAATGGCTGGGGTTGGACTTCAGTTTAAAGGCATGGCGGTTAAAGTATTTGGTCACTGGTTAAACAAGGTGGCTTCTGAACACGTAAGTAAAGTTATTGTTTGTAAGAGGAGATCTCTTACAGAGCAAGACAATAGTCTTATGAAAGCATACGAAGCTGAAGTCAAGGTGACATCCTCCTCGCAAGAGAGAATGGAAATGTTGGAAGACATACCCACTCTACAAAAGCTTGGAGTAATTCGTAGAAATAATTATAGAGAGGTGCGAAAGTTTTTAAATAGAAACAAGAACATAGAATCTATAACTGTTTACTTTGAAGATATCTTAGACAACACTAAAGAAGAGATGACTAAGATAGCAAACTTTTTAAATGTTGATTGTGAAAATATTCAAGACGCAATTGATAATGTACAACCACAGGAGATACAAAATGGAACTTGTATTTGACATAGAAGCAAATGGGTTGCGTGAAGTTACGATAGATAAAAATCACAACCCCGAAGTTTCTAAAGTCTGGTGTATTGTAGCTAAAGATATAGACACAGGTAAAGTCTATACTTTTAAAGAACACCAGATAGAAGAGGGTGTTAACTTGTTACGACAAGCCGACACCTTGATAGGACATAACATAATCATGTACGATATACCTGTACTTGAAAGATTCTATGGTCCTATTAATGTAACAACTATAGATACTCTAATTGTTTCTAGGATAATGTATCCTGATATTAGAAATCATCCTCTAGGTGGCAACAGTTTAAAGAACTGGGGCAAGAAGCTTAGGGTTATGAAAGATGAGTATGATGGAGGATTCGATTCTTTCTCAGAGCAAATGCTTAAGTACTGTATACAAGATGTAGAAGTATCCGAAGCTATATACAAAGAGCAAGAGTCTTTCATAGTAAATCATAATAACATTATAACTACTGAACAAAGAGTAAGTACTATCCTATCCGAACAGATGGAAAATGGTATGGGCTTTGACATAGAGGGTGCCGAAAGACTAGAGCAAGAGCTAATGATGGAGAAGGCTGGCGTAGAAGACAAGCTGTGTCGTATATTTCCACCCATTACAACAGAGAGATGGTCAGAAAAGACAGGCAATAGGTTAAAAGATTCTGTTGAACACTTCAACACTAACTCACGGCAACAAATTGCTAAGAGATTAGGTATGAAGTATGGATGGAAACCCCCACTAACAGACAAGGGAAATCCTAAGGTAGATGAAGCCGTACTAAGCAAGCTAAAATATCCAGAAGCTAAGATGCTTTCTAAATGTTTTGAAATGACAAAGCTAGGCAGTATGTTATCTGACTGGATCATTAGGGCTGGGCTATCAAGAGATGGTAAGATACACGGATCAATTAATCCTCAAGGTGCTGTGACAGGTAGGATGACAGCTAGTCAACCTAACTTACAACAAGTATCTGGAGACCCAAGAGCACGGGCTCTGTTTGTCCC